TACTGCACACAGTTTTCAATCCCATCAGACACCATATCATCCTTGAACATATAGTTCACGAAGTTTGGTTTAAATGATAAGTGAGTTGCGATCTTAAGGAAGCACTCTCCAATGTATCTGGGAATAACCGGTTTAGGAAGTCCTTTTGCTTCTGCAATTTCTCTATCTTCACGATATGCAATCAGAGCAGCTAAGAACTCTTTATTATTGACGTAATGTTCTGATCTTTTTCTCTTAGTCATGCCTGGTTGTATCATAACTATATCTCATCATTATGTATAAAGTATACCACTAACACATATACTTGACAAGTTTCTAAAAGATGTGTAGACTACCTTTGTTGGGTTTGAAGAGACAGCTATAGCTTAATTACTAATATCTTTATTAGAAGGACTATTATATAACTTTTCTAGTATTTCTCTTGCATCATGTACATTAGCAAGATATCCCATTTCTTTATCAAGTTTATGATTACTAGATCCTGATTTAGGATTACTATCTGCTTTTCTTACATATTCTTGATGCATCATAATCATTTCAATGTCTGTTGATTCAGACATTGTTAATACATCATTTAAGTTAATAAAAAACATATCATCAGTAGTTGTTTTCATCCATGGTTCTACTTTATAACCAATCATACCAACTCTACCTTTTACTTCTTTTATAACAATAGGATTGGATACCACTAAGATAGTTCTTTCTTCCTCTTCTTCTGCAGCTACTTTACAAAAGATTTCTTCACCTGATTTTAATTTTATTGTTGCGTAAAAATCATCTTCTATCATGCTTTCTTTAAGTGAATGGTTATGATATCATAATTAAAATTTTCTTCGTTATAGATTTTTATTCTTTCTATCAGATGGTTTAATGTATAATTCTTTTTTGTTTTTGTAGAGCAATCATCTGCAATATCATACAGAGTTGCTTTTACTTTTCCCTTTCCTTTTCTAAGAACTCGTCCAATACTTTGAAGATTGCGGATTCTGGACTTACTTGGAGAGGCAAAGATAACATTATGGAGGTTTTTAATGTTGATACCAGTAGAAAAAGTTCCATAGGAGGCAACGATAACTGCGTTGTTTTCTCGTTCGGTAATTTCTCTTACTACCTCCCTTTCTTCTGCGTCTACTCCACCATGTACAAAAAATACCTTACGGTTATCACTCTTGTTATTATTTATCTGATTGTAGAGTATCTCTCCATGGGCTTCGACTCTTGCAAAAAGAACAAGTGTATTCCCTTTAAGATCTAAAGTTAAATTGGTAATAAATTTGTTTCTTTGTTCATGAGAAATAAGATATTCAATTTCGTCATTATATGTTTCAAATGATTGTGGTTGATGTTTTAAAACAAGACACTGAATATCCAACTGTGAGAGATGTCCTTGTTTCATCAATTCATCAGTTCTTGTCACCTTATATGAAGGTCCAAAGACTCCCTCTAACACCCACTTATGCGTCTGAGTGCCGTCTAAAGTCCCTGTAAACCCAAATCTATACTTTGCATGATGAAGTTTAGTCATGATCGATATAAGAGACTTGCTTTTGAATAAGTGAGCTTCATCTCCAATCACAACATTATATTCCTCAAACCAACTTCTTTCTAACTTATAGATAGATTGCCAGGTGGTAATAGTGATCGGTGCATCACTGTTCTTTTCTCTACCACTATAGATTTTGTGGCAGTATGACTCAGCATCCCA